ACCTATGGCTGCAGGTGAGGTTCACTTCCTTCAGGAGCCTGGTTACAAGCTGAGGAGCATTGCTTCTCCGTACAGATTATTTCAAGTGGCTTCGCAGCCACTTAAAGATGATCTGGGACAACTTGTTCGGACACTTGATTGGGATTGTACCCATGATCAAGGCAAGGCAACCCAATTCGTGCAGAAAGCATTAGGGGCCAAAGATATTGTCTACTCTGTAGATTTATCTTCTGCCACCGATTACTTTCCGTATGAATTGCAACAAATGGTATTGGAAACCATTTATGGCAAAGACAATTCGTATGTCAGTTTGTTCCGAGATGTTTCTCGTGCAAATTGGCATTCTGAATTGGGAGAGATTGTTTGGAAACGAGGACAGCCATTAGGCTTTAATCCAAGTTTCTTTACTTTCACTCTAACTCATGGTTTATTGCTTCTCACCTTAAATGGTGGAAAGCATGACAATGAGTTCTTTGTCCTAGGCGACGATGTTGTAATTCTCAACAAGAAATTGTATGAGAAGTACACATCTTGGCTTAGTGCAATGGGTTGCCCCTATGCAATGGACAAGACCTTAGTTTCTAACGAACTTGCTGAGTTCGCTGGAAAGGTTATTACGCCAGAAAACGTTTATCCACAGTTAAAGTGGAGAAAGGTTTCTGATGATAATTTCCTTGATCTTGCCCGGAACATAGGACCGAGGATTCGACTCCTTCTTTCCAAGAAGCAACGTGAAATTTTGGATGTGTTTTCACACATACCTGATTTCATACATCCATATGGCCTCAATTGGTCTTATCCAGGTTCAAACCTAGAGAAGATGATTGGCGCCGGTTTGGAGTTGTGCTTCAAGGAACGGGTGTTGGACTCCCTGACGGGTCTAAGTAGTCATGTTCATAACCAGCTTTATGCTGATTACGGCACTTCTACAAACGACTTACTTAACTATGTCGATTCGACATGGATTAAGCAGGAAGTTTCAACCTTCGACGAGAAGGTTAAGTCTGTATTCCTCAAGACAGGGTTTGCTCGTAAACATTACGAGTATTTCCTTGAATGCCTTAAGGACATACCTTTGGCTCTCTCCGATGATCCAAATCATCGGGAGTTGCCTTTTGCTGAGGTGTTACCCACTAGGGTAACATTAAAGCAAAGGTTGTCTAGGTTAATCCAATAGGATAAACCGCTAATAACAAGGGTCGTAACTAACAAC